TGCAGTTCGTTTAGGTAATCCACTTAATCCAACTACTGCTTTTGGAGTTTAATTATGACTGCTTTCCTTTTTACAGAAAAGATAACAAAAGCTACTTCAAAAAAGAAAAATAATGTCGCAAGTAGTGCTTCTTTTGGGGATGGATATTCTCAAGTAGCTGGTATTGGATTGAAACCAACTAAGGAAGTCCTTGACATTATTATTGAACCGCTTACGAAAGCAGAAGTTATTACTTTTAATTCTTTTATAGCTACTGTGGGGATTTGGGGGATTGTTACCTTAACCCCACCGTATGAAAATATAAGTAAAAGCTACCGCCTAGCAAACAATATTAATTTAGAACAACTTAACTTTGATTTATTCAAATATACCCTTAGTCTGGAGGAAGTATGATTCCCCAAGTACCAATATCTTTTCCCTACCTAAGTAACATAGGTATGAAGTCAACGCAATCTTTTGACTTCGCAATTAAAACAAGTAACATGCTATTTAAAGAAGTAGCTCCTTATGGGATTAATAATGTAAGAAAGAAATTCAATATAACATGGGAAAATTTATCAAAAGATGTTAAAATATTACTTGATGAACAGCTTACTGCTGGCGGAACTTGGCAGATTTACCTCTTTAAGTTCTGCTATGAAACTGACTTTACTAAGGTAAGAATGGATAAAGATTCTTTAACTTTTCAAGTTATTGGAAATAATGTCTTTACAGCTACTGCTTCTTTTGTAGAAGTTTTCGATAGGTATTAATATGAGTGAATTAGAGCAAACACTTAAGGCAAGTACACTTACGGAGTATATTGAACTATTCATAGTTGATTGCTTAAGTATCCCTGCAATTAATCAAATTTTTTACCTAACTCCTTCGGCAGAATATGGACAAACCATCTTATTTAATTCTCATACATATTCTGCATTTGACCTGCAACTCTCAGGTGTTGGGGAAAGTTCCTCAGAAGCTCCTAATCGTCCGACTTTAACCTTAAGCAATGTTAATAATATCTTTGGACAACTTGCTTTAGCTTATACAGATTTAGTTGGATGTAAGGTTACTTATATAAGAACTTTTGCAGAATACCTTGGGACTTCTAGTAATATTTCTGCACCTCCTTTTAAATATTTAATAAGAAAGAAAGTATCGCAAGACCGTAATGCAATATCATTTACCCTTGGTACTCTTATCGATATGGAAAGAGGAGTTCTTCCAAAACGTCAAATGTTAAAGAGAGACTTCCCTGGTCTTGGCAGAAACAAGATAGTTAGGTAAAATATGATTCTTAATAGCTTACAAAAACAGCAAATACACGAACATACAATTGCTTGTTATCCAGAAGAAATGTGTGGAGTTCTTACAGAAGATTATTTCATTCCAATAACTAATGTTGCGGATAATAAAAGAAAGAGCTTTAAGCTTGCCATGCAAGAATACTTAAATCTTAAGAAGAAGTTCGATATTATTGCAATTGTCCATAGTCATTGTAGATGTGCTGATATTCCTGAGGTATTCGATACAAGAACCCCATCAATGGCTGATATGGATGGACAAAAATCTTCTGGATTACCTTGGTTAATTGTTGCAACAGAAGGAATAACAACAACACCTCCAGTCTTAATTCCTCGCACACCTAACAACAAATACAGCGGACGACCTTTTATTTGGTTCATTAATGATTGCTACACACTTGTACAAGATTATTATCTTTTTGAACTAGGTATTAAGCTACCTGATGCAATTATTACAAAAGATTACCAAGACCTACGCAAGACTGCAAATTTGTTTGATAACTTCATAACAAGTTATGGCTTTACTGAACTAACTAATGTAAAAGATATAAGAAATGGTGACATTCTTTTAGTTGATAATGCAGGAAGTTCCCGCAATCATCTTGTTATCTTCCATAACAATCGACTTATCCATCAAGATATGGTAAGTTGTGAAGTACCTTGGGAAACATTTATGGGAAGAACACACAAGATACTAAGATATAAAGGAGAAAATAATGAAAGTTAATATAATTTCAGGTGAAGATATTGAAGTTATTGAAGTAAATCACACAACAATAAGAGAGATACTTTCCTATTTAAAGTTCTTAAAAGGAGAAGAATTTACAAATAAACTTCTTATAACTCGATTTGCTTTCCTTGCTCAGACAGAAAATGAAGAAATAATTACTTTGCGAAAAGAAGTTATCGATGGAGACCTTAGCTCTTTCAAAGAACTTTATCTTGTTAAAGAAATATCAGGGGAAGTTCCAGTACCATTGGTTGCTGCTGTATTTATGACAGAAGCCGCATGGGCTGCCGCTGATTTAGGAACTACTTTAGCAGTATATGCACTTGCTGCAACTATTAATGCAGGTATATCGATTGGATTGCAAATGTTAATGAATGCCTTATCCCCTACACCTAAGTTTTCTGGTGATGCTGCTCAAGCACAAACTTTAACAAGTAACCTATTCAACGGTGCAAAGATAGTTATGGAACAAGGTGGTTCAGTTCCTTTACTATACGGACATGCCTTTGCGGGTGGAACTCTTATATGTTCCTCAGTTACTACTATCCAAGGATAAGTTATGACAATTACATCTTTTTTTTCAGAAGAAAACAAATTCCTTTCGGAAGTATCTGGTGAAATGGGTAAAGGAGGAAGGAAACAGAAACCTCCTATAGAAGTTAATGATACAAATTCAAGTAAGCAGGTTGCTAGGCTTCTTATTGCAGTTAGTGAAGGAGTATGTGAGGAACTTACAGATATTTTCTTTAACTTCATCCCTGCAAGCAACTTTAATTGCACAATAGAATGGAGACCTGGAACAGTTGACCAGACAGTAGTTTCTGGATTTGAGAATGTTACTAACCCAAGTCCTTCATTTACCGCACATACTGATTTAAGCACTTCTGGTGTTTATATTGAAGCAGTTGATTGGACAAAGCAAGCGGCAGTGATAACTCTTCAAACTTCTTTAATGAGAACAATCACTGATAAAGGGGACATTCTACCAATAGGTGTTACACATTCTATCTATTTCCGTCCTAATGCTGCTGCTACTTGGACACTTTATTATGTAAGTAGTGTTACTGCTAAAGTTAGTTCTGCTTGGGCTTATGATATAAGAGTTTCTGCACCACCTGGGGTAGTTATTGGAGAACCTTGGGAAATTAAAGTAGTTCGTGATAGTCCAGATGATAGTGTAAGTACACATAGTAGTAAGTTTAGCTGGACTGGTCTTGTTGAAGTAGAAGAAGTCACATTAACATATCCAAGTACAGCACTTGTTGGTATAACTCTTTGGGATGCTAGCCAATTTGGTGGACAAATACCTGACATCTTATTTAGGATTAAAGGCATTAAGGTAAGAATACCAACTAATTATGACCCAGTTAATCATACTCATACTGGTTTATGGAACGGACTGCTTACTAATGTAACCTACTTCACAAGTAATCCTGCTTGGATACTTTATGATGTGCTTAACAGCTCTAAATGCCTAGGTATTCCTTCCGCAGATATTGACCTTTCATCTTTTTACCTACTAAGTACAGTTTGCGAAGAACAAGTAAGTAATGGTTTCGGTGGATTTGAAAGTAGATATGAACTACATAATCAATTTACCCAAAGAGAAAATATCCCCGTCTTTCTTAACTACATTTTAAGTATATGTAATGCAAATTTAACTACTAATGAGTTTGGACAAATTAGTTTAATGGTTGATAGACCTAATCAAGCAGTTACTAAACAATTCACAAATTCCAATGTAATTGCGGGTAGTTTTGTTTACAGCTCCAATGACCTTGAACAAAGAGTAGGACTTGTTAATGTTACCTACTCGAATAAAAATGATTATGGAAAGACAGATACAGCTACTTGGGAAGATTCTGACATAGTTACTAGATACGGGTTACAAACATTGGATATTGCCCTAATTGGTTGTAATTCAGAAAGTCAAGCAATTAGAAAGGCACGTTGGGCACTTTATCAAAACAGCTACTTAACAAACATAATAAACTTTAAACTAGCTTTCGAGGGAATGACACTTAAAGTTGGTGAAGTTTGTATGATTTATGATAATGATGCTACGGGAAGTATGCAAAGTGGGAGACTTGTTGCTGAGGAACAGTTTATCGGACATACTGACCTTATACTTGACAGAAACATTACTGGAACTCCTACAAATATTTCATATCTTAATGCAGATGGTGTTACACTAGAAACTGTAGCAGGAACTAAAGTAGCAAGCAATAAGTTTCGCATTGCAACTAATATCTTTACTGTTGCAAACAGTACATTTATCCTTCATGGGGTAGTTGAGCCTAGGTATTGGAAAGTAGTTAAAATTGACCAAGCTGATAATGTCTATGATATTACATGCTTAGAGCATAATACTGGTGCAACTTCTTCTCCACCATCGGTAACGATTGCCTATGACATACTACTTCATTTTAATAGTTATCCTTTTGTTAATAGTAAGAGCTTACTAGTTGTTATTACTTCTGCACCTGCACAACTTAACACAACAAGTTCTTTATATGGTGCTGGTTCTTTGTATGGTGCGGCTGGGACAGATGTTATTGGAGTTGGAACAGTAATTCATCCAGTATCACCTCTTTTTGCAGAAGTAAATTGGACAATCAGGATGAAGTTTATGATTAAACATTCAGTAGATGCGCCACTTAATATATTAAGTATTGGAACTGATTCCTTTTTAAACATAGGTATTAATGCAGGACTTGGAACAATGCAGATACTTGAGTTTGTTCCTCCTGTTGCAGTAATAATCACCCCTAATATCATGCAAGAACTTGCAATTGAGAGATATAATGGTATAATTTATGCGTATATTGATGGAGAACTTGTTGGTAGTTTACCACATCTTAATCCTTTTGACTCTACCCCAGTAACTAATTTCAATTTCCAAGATATTACTATTGGAAATGAATATACTGGAGTAGTGCTTGGACAGAATAATGTCTTCGACGAGTTCATCTTCCTCAACGGCACTTCCCTTGCCGCAGGTTCCTCAACATATTCTATACAAACCTCTCCATATCTGCCATAATGCTTACGCAAGTTGAAGAACTGCTTAAAAAAGAAAGAAAGACCACCTTAATGAAGTTATTTTAAATAAAAACGGAGCTATTCCAATGAAAAACCTTTCAAAAAATCCAACTAATTACCTTAATAAAGGCTTCACCCTTATCGAACTCATGATTGTTGTTGCAATAGTAAGCATACTTGCTGCTATTGCAATACCTGCATACCAAGACTACATGGTTAAAGCACGCGTGGCGGAAGGACTTGCCCTTGCAGCATCCGCTAAAACAGCAATAGCTGAGAACATTGCAAGTGGTAATGCCTTCTCCTCAGGGTGGGTTGCACCAAGTAGCACTGATTACGTCAGTCAACTTACTAAACCAACAGGAACTGATAAGCAAACTAACCAAAATTCTGGCATAACAATTGGCACAAATGGCATAATTACAATTACATATACTGATAAGATTGCAAAAAGCAGTCCTACCCTTAAATTAATTCCTATTGTCGGAACTGGTTTACCTACCGAAGGCTTAGTTCCCGAAACAGGTAGTATTAATTGGGAATGTCACTCCAACACTTCACCAAAGAACAGCGTCTACACCAATGAGTATCTTGGAACAATTGATAATAAATATGTACCAAGTACCTGCCGTTCATAATAGCTAACTAAGATAGGGAAGATTTGCAATATTTCTTAATTTGCCATTTGATTATGAACTTAATTGCATTTCTTTCCTTACTTACTTCCAAAAAATAAAATACTTTCTTATTAAGAAGCTCTTTTATTGCAGGGATTAAGAGCATAGCTCTTAAGGTCTTATAATTCTCATAACTTGTGCTAATAAGTCCTGTTCTTTTCAGAAATTCTTCTATATCAACCTCCAATTCTCCTGCATTTTGTGTATGAAACCTTCTATTTCCCATAATAAGAAAGTATAAAGTGTAGCTCATTTTGTGCTTAAAATCCCCAACCTCAAGTAGTTTTGCAGTAAAATAGTTATCAAGTTCACAAATAAAAGGAACAATATCAGGATGGAACTGAAAAGAAACTTCTTTTTCAGTCCCATATCTACTAATTACCCACCTTTTTTCAACATAATCTCCTATTTTATTATCAAAAACAAAGAAAGAACTATCATATAAAGTCTTCATTGCTTCTTTAAGGGCAAGTTTACCTGCTTTAACAGATACATTCCTTACTTTAGCATATTCTTCGGCAGTAACAGTATGCCAAGTTTCTTTATTAATAGGTTTACTCTGGGAAAGTTTCCCTATTACACATAAGAAGATACTCATTTGACTAACATCAAGGTTAAACCTGCTATTTGCAATTTCCCTGCTTATCATAACTTTCTTACTTTCCAATCTAACTACTTCCGCTATCATATTAATTCCTTAAGATATAAATACATAAATAATAAGGGTAAATTATAGCATGGATTTTTACCCGATGGCAGAAACCTTTACCATTCGGGCAGAAAGTTTTACCCCTCGGGCAGAAACCTTTACCCTATGGAAATTTTTTTACTTAAAAATCAAAGACTTAGAGCCTTAAAAGCGTCAACTACAACTTATAACTGTAAGAAAATTTAGAGCATTTTTTTTTCTTCCTTCTGCTTAATTATAGGAGAGAGTCTTAGGTGGGAGGCACTGCCTCGCACCTTAGACGTATCCTGCGGAGCACCAAACATACCAACTAGCAGAACTTCTCAGGATACTTAAATATTAAATAAGAAGAAAAGGTTGACAAGATTAATTTAAGTTAATAAGATAATAACTTCTTATTACTTAGTTACTGAACTATTAAGAAGAAAATAATTAAGAATAAGAACTTGCAAGGAGCTGGGGCTTTTGCAAAGTAGCTACTTACTTAATAATATTAATAATAATAGTAGTTAAGATAATTAAGAAGATTGAAAGAAGATATTGTACGGTGCTGGGGGGCTTTTTGCAAAGCAGT